ATTATCCAAAAGAACTGTTGCATAACAGTACGTCCAATACTGGCATAAACATTGGACGTTATTTTTTCAACAGCTTTCTCAGCTGCCCTGGTAGCAATGGCGTCAATATCATCGTGGCTAATGCTAGAGTATTTCCGTCTTTCAACATACTCACGATCTTCCATTACTTTAGTTTGTCAGGGAAGAAAGTACCTATCAATCCAGCAAAGCCTAATCCAGTCGTTATGAAGGCATTAACCTGATCAGGGCTTGCATTAGGCAACGCAATTGATGTTGCCAAAAACACTAAACCCTTCCAGGTTGATGCTTCTTTCAGTCTGTTTAAAATATAATCTTTCATTTCGACATCCTCTTCTTATATTCCACAACGCGAGTGTAGTCACCGGTTCTAGCCGCCTCTTCCCTTAGCCTATCCAGCATGGCGTTACTGGTCACTGACCCAATACCACCGCCTAAACCTACCCGCTTTTCTGGTGGAGGCGTGCTTATTCTCTTAGACACTTTAATCTCCTTCTCAATATCTGCAATTGCCAAAGCGAAGGCAATCGGGTTTTGAATGTTTTTCAGTTCGTTAAGTTTAGCGCTTGACCGGCCTAATGCATAAATCACTTTGGCTGGTTCTTTAGTATATTCCAGTATCAATCCTTGTTGAGCGATACTCAAGTTATTAACTACCTCATCCTCAGAGTCTATAAAGTCAGGAACTTTTAGTACGGCCTTCGCCTCTTCGTAATGCTTTATTCGTTCATCCCAAGATGCTTTCTGTTTTTCAGCCTCGATAGCCTGTCTGACTTGAGAAATCTGTTTTTGTTGCTGGATGCTTGCCCACGTCATGAACTGCGCTTCAAACGCTTGAGTATCATAATCACACCCTTCCAGCGTAGGTTTCTCATCTGGTACAGACTGGCTTCCTTCATGCTCAATAGGCGTTTCCAACTCCCGTATTCTGGCTTCCAGCTCCTTGTTACGCCTTGCTGTTTCCTTGAATGCCTTTCTGAACTCCTTAATCTTGGGTAGCTTTTCTTCTTCCAGTTCAGCTAATTGTTCGGCGGTTAAAGGTTCAGGCTCCCCGATAGTTATGTCGACCTCTTCCGGTTCAAGTTCCTCTGGCTCCTCCGTAAGCTCAATATCTTCCAGTTCTACTTCTTCGATGTAATCGTCTTCTAATGGTTCACTCATTTTTTTTTCTCCAATTATGGGATTCTGTAAGATACCGTCTTACGGTCGGTTAGTCTTTCCTGAAATTAGATAACAATAATTTTATTTTTTAGGAAACTCTTTACCATCATGATCAGGATATTTTTTAAAAAAAGCTTCCCTTGCTTTTCTCATATCCTCTGAATATTCTTTCAATGTCTTAATAGATTTATTTTTTATCGGTGGCGCTTTCATTGTGATACCTATTGACGTAAGTAAGGGGGAGAATGCAGGGCTGTAAGTGCGTCAACAAATACTTAGTGTTTAACTAACCCTGCAAAACAATTATAGCATAATACTACTCACCCGTCTCCCCTGGTTGTTCAGGTTGTTCGGGTTGTTCAGGCGCTTCGCCTGGTTGTTCCTGCCCCATGGGTTGCTGTCCTTGTGGCATCGGCGGTTGACCTTGTGGCTCTTGTGGCTCTTGTGGCTCTTGTGGTTCCGGTTGTTCTGGCTGAGAACTCTCCATCGCCTCTTCCTGCCCTTCCTTTAATTTCTCCAAAGCATCCATCATGTGTTGCTGGCCTTCAATGGTTAGAGTTTGTCGAATCTGTTCCTCTTTGGCGATAGATAATTCAGCATCCGCTATCGTCTTGGCGGTATCAGCCAATATCTGTCTGATTTCAGCCTGAACCTTTTGGGTATCCGCTGTAAGTTTACTGGCAGCCGCTTGTTCTTTCTGTGCGCTGGCATTAAGAAAGTCTACATTAGCTTGCTCTGATGGTGTTGGGGGAGGTGGCGCTGGTTGTTGCTGTGCTTGCGCTTCCATAGCGGCCTTCTCTGCGTCTGTTGGCGTAACAGCACCCATCTGGACTAATTTGTTTCTGAAATAAGGACGGATTTCCGCCATGCCTTCGCCTTGGCTGTTGGATAAGATCATACTCGATAGGATGGCTTGAGTTTCAGGGTCTTGAATAGTACTCATCAAAGCAATTAAGCCTTTCTCAGTAGCGGATCGTTTAGACTCGCTAGATGGCCCGACTTCAACTACAACATCCATCTTCTCAAAGTCTTGTAGGCTGAATTCATCCTCAGGCTTTCCGGTGTCTTCATTCAATACCGGTTTCCCAATCTCAATTTGCTGGGCATCGCCATTAGCCGTTAATCCCTTTAGCTTTCTACCTTCCTCGGTGTAAATTTCCTTGGCCATTGATAACCAAATTTTTGCACACCACGTCTCTGATATAACCAAGTTTTGCAGATAACCCGCCGTAAGCATCGAGGCTTTACTCTGGACAAGTTCAACGGCAATACCTGACATATTTCCCTGTACTTGTTCGGTAGCCAACTGGTTTCCGGTAAGTTCACTTAAGTTTGTGTTGGTAAGATCGATAAGGCTAGCAAGCGCAGGAGGAACTTGTGGCGGCTTGGTGTAGCCTATGGGCCCTGGTGGCATGGATTGCCCATTCTGATCATAGGCTAAGTTTATGAGCTGGTATGGGAAGTTTTCGACAATATCCGTAGCCCATCGGGTTTCAAATCCCATGACTTGTTCAGGAAGGAATATGGGCTTTTCAACACTGGATATGCTGGCAAGTTCAGCTAGTTTTGAAGTCTGGATGTTAAGCAGACGTGCGCTGTCTTTGGTAATCCTTACCACACCGCTTGCTCTCTCAATGTTATCAATGAATGTGCGCTTACCGTACACCATGATAATAGGGATATTCTCACCGGCTATGTAACCACAGTCTTCAAGTATTCGTGATCCACTCATAATATACTTATGGACTTTACTTCTTTTTATCTTTTTCTTTGAGCGCTCCTTGTAGCCGGTAACATTTAGTTCATCCAGTGTATCTGGGTCTTTGAACTCCTCATCGGTTATAGTCTTCAATGAACCGTCCAATCCCTCAAAGGTATGCAAGGTATCGTTGATCTTCTCCTTAACGTAATATTCGGCCAGATACACGACATCTGGAGAATACCAGTCAAAATACTGCGTCTGTTCGTTCTTAGGCCATGAGGCTACATTGTCAAGCCATTCTTCTTCATAATCCTTCCGTGATATACTCGAAACAACCCAGCACTCTGTAGCATCTGACTTATCCATACGCTTGGCGTTGAGATCAAAGTAAACGCTAGTATCGGCATCAAAGATAGGCTCAAAACATATGATCTGCTCTTCGTTCTCTTCGTCGTTTTCATCGTCATACTCTGTTCTTAACCGCCATGCACCAATACCTCCTGATATGGCATCAATGAAAGCGTTATCCATATAGCCTGTACCGTTTCTCTGTTGGTCTGCCCGATAGAGTGAGTCCAGTTTCTCGCATAGTTCGTCTGAGTTGCGTCCGTCCGCTGGAATGAATTGTGCGCTTATCCGGTTTGCACGGTATTCGTTATCGATACGCATGATGGCGTTCTGTACCTTGTTAACTTCCAGTCTTGGACGGTTTTCCCATTGATCAGAATACCAGTCTTCCCAAGCCGCACCTGCAATCCACGCAAAACGTCTGTCTCTCAAACACTCTTGGCGTTCCTGGTAAAGCGCTTGCTGGATGGCATCAAAGTGACGCACCGCCGTCTCATGAATCTTCACAAGCTTGGCATCCCGTCTGGATTGTTTAATAAGTTCAATATCATCTAGTGTATGTTCTGTGGCCATTTTTTTACCTGTTTTTCCAGACTTGAGAAGACGGATTACTAACCGCCGTTGGATGTTGTATTTTCTTAATTACCGGCCACTCATAATCCACGAGATAACGTATCGCCGTCCCTATATGCTGATATTCTGAGTCAGCTTCCAGGAAAGTGCTACCTTCTTTAAGTTGTCCGGTTAAAAGGGACTTGTGACAATAGGGCGCTTTGAATGGATTAATTAATAGCGAAACTTCGCCAAAGGCATTGGCTATCTTGGCCCGTACTGCATTCTGCCCGTCTTTAATTGAGCGTGTTGAAGGTCTTACTTTACGTGTGAACTGCCAGCCATTGTTTGATAGTATCGCTTCAATGCTGGTATAGTCTGAGACGTGTCCATGTTTCTCACCCGCCTTACCGGCTGGGTCACCATAGATAATGACATGCTTGTTTTGATGATCTTTAAACTTCTCGATGAACTCCAAAGCAGATTGACCGGCTACCGCGCTACTTAACACGATCTCGTCCAGGACAAATAAACTGTCTTCTCGTTTCACACAAATAGCGCTTGATAGCGGGGTGAAGTTAAAGTCATGTGTCCAGAGTATTTGCTCATGATGTTTTAGTGTCTCTTGCGTTGCGTTAGCCTGTCCATAGTCATCGTAAATCCGTCCGGTTGAGTTATTGAAAGCCGCTTCGTATTCCTGTTCAAACTGTCGTTTGGACATCCGAAGCTTGGCGGCTTGAATAACGTCATCTGGAAGGATGTCTGAACTTATCCATTTATAACTTTTCCAGTCAGGATCAATCCCACTGTCTGCATAATTTACCATATCATGATAATGATCTCCTGCTCGTTCAGGA